GAAGCGCAGGTTGACTTTGGCGAGGCCACGATTCGGCAAGCTGGCATCGAGCGGAAGGTGGCCCTGTTTCCCCGATCCGCAGCCCGGCCCGTTCGCGATCGCGGTACACCTGCCGCTCGCTCGTCACCTCCCCCAGCGGGGTCGAGTTCAGCAGCCGCACCAGTTCGCTTTGACGCATGTGCGATAGATCAGCGGCCATTGCTACTCTCCCGTGCCAGCCACGCGGTGTAGAACAGAATGTTCACCGTCCCATCCGCATTACGCGGTGCCCCAGCTGCCAGATCGGCCTCGATCTGCTCGGGCGTAATCAACCGAGACCCGGAGTTCGATAACGCTCGCGCGAGTTCCTCGGGGGTGAGTCGTTGCGGGTTGCTGAGACGTTCGTTCGGCATGGGAAAAACCTGCTGAATTCCTGCGAAATGCTCTCGCAGTCGAGTGGATGTCATTCGGACATCGAGGTAACTCATGTCGCGTCGGAGGCAGGCATCAGGCCCCGGGCTTCAGGCTCCAGAGCGAGCCAGTCCGGGGATCTTGATCGCCTGCTTCGTGAAGCCCGGAGCCTGACGCCTGGAGCCGCCCTTGATTCGCCCCTTGAACCAACTGCCACCGGGAACCCGGTTCCGCCAACCGGACCTGAACATCACCGGCAAGCTGTTGATGGTGAACGAATGCCGAGCCCGAGTCCGAATCGACCAGCCCCAACAGGAGGTCGAGTTCGCCGCCCCCGATGGCTCGATACGCACGTTTCGAGCGAGCCGCAATCACGAAACCTCTTGGGCCCCGACCGTGTTGGTCGACGCCCTTTCCTTTGAGCCCCTGTCCGAAAGAGATGCCACCATGCCTACGAAGAAGTCCGCCCCCAAGTCCACCAAGAAGGCCCCCGCACCAAAGGGTGCCAAGCCTGCAGCTCCCGCGAAGGCTGCCGCCCCGGCTAAGATGCCAAAGTCCGCGAAGCCCGATGGAAAGCTGAGCCAGCTCGACGCGGCGGTCCAGGTTCTGACCGAGGCCGGAACACCGATGTCGACCAAGGCGATGATCGAAGCGATGGCCACCAAGGGCTACTGGACCAGCCCCGGCGGGGCCACCCCACACGCCACTCTGTACTCCGCGATCCTACGAGAGCTACAAAAGAAGGGAGCAGACGCCCGGTTCGTGAAGGCCGATAGGGGGCAGTTCGCACTGAACGCCACAGTGAAGGCATCCTGAACCGACTTTCGTCAACCGGGCGGGCTTCACTGGGAAATCCCGCCCGAGCGCGGATACCGCAATCCCAATGCCCAATGGGCGACAAGACGCGGGGGAGCAAATGGCCCGCCCCCCGCGTTTCCTTCAACGAATCTGGGGCAAATGGGGAGGCTTCAATAAGTGCGGGACTTCGATTGCGATCTTATGAAGCGAATTATGATTCGTAGAATACATCTCGTAAGCACCTGTAGTGCAACGCGCGATCTTATTACATGTGCAATGGGCGGACTTGTTCGGTAATAGAATTGTACGAACATTCTGCCAAGAATATTCGGCATTAGCCACGTGTCGCGAAAGTCACGCAGCGTCTGTATCTCAGGGGCCAACGGGGTCCCGAACGCTGCGGTTGCAATAAAACAGTTACTCATTTTGGGACCTGAAACCTGCGTGCTGCAATTCACGCAGAATCCCATGGGATCCTGATCCCATGACCACCCCGATGATCGGTGATACTCAATTGCCGCCGGAACGTGGCAACGGCAAGACGGACAATACTCAACTTGACAGACTTCGCTCCCACAAATGCGACAATACAATGTTGTGATCGCTTGGGTATTAGAAGCAATGATGTCGACAGGTCCGCCTGTGTCAATGAGGTGAGTTGGACCTACTGTCTCAGAGTTGCTGACAACCTGTGGGCTTACATGCTTACTGCACCGCAAACAATAGGGGCGAGGGTCGTTCGGATCGATTCCAGGGAACACCATTTGTTCTTGTGGTTTTGGTGCAACACGCTTTATTTGTGCTGCCTCGTTTTTGTCAACCGCTTTGGCGTTTCGTAGGGGAGTGCCGCTCGAGTCGGAAGCGGGATTCAGTCCTGTATCGATCGGAACTCCTTGAGCATCGAAAAGACCACGAACTCGGTCTGCGGAAATCCAGGTGGATGACCCCTCTCGACGTAGCAGAGAATCCGGCTGGATTCGCCGATCGACGGCAGCCTGCCGAATTTGCGATAAGGAAACGGGGCCAACTTCTTCGCCCATCAATTGGTAAAACCAAGCTGCCATAACTGCGTCTCTGTGAGCGGGTGGAAAGTCAGTCTGGCTGCGGTACTGGGGACTCAACCTGACTCACTTGGTCTCATTGATTTCGACAGTCAGTTCGCGACCTTACTTGCCGCCGCTGTCCAAGCCGCAGGAGCTGTAGGCCCCTCTCCAAGGACCGATGCACCTAGTTCGTGACCAGAATAGACGATCCAGGATTCGTGCTGTACCGGAGCTGATTGCCCCAACTGTTTTGTGGGCGGATGAAACTTCACCCAAGCATTTGGATACCGCCCAAGGACGACATCTTGCGGACTTCTCTGTGCCATCGTTGCATGTTCTCATTGTTGTGTTCGTGTGGCAGGCTTGGTCATGGCGACTCACCCTGCACTGGGCAGCACACGGTATTTGTCTCACCAGCATTCGGAGTCTGGGCAATAGTGGCGACCTCAGTCAAGCGTTCCGCCTTCCCCCCAGTGAATTGCTCCCAGCGCTGAATGATCACGTCGCAGTAGAGCGGATCAAGTTCCATCAGGAACGCATGCCGTCCAGTCTGCTGAGCGGCGATCAGCGTGGAGCCGCTGCCGCCGAAGAGGTCGAGAACGTTCTCGCCAGTACGGGAGGAGTACTGCAGCGCCCGCACGGCGAGTTCGACCGGCTTCTCGGTCAGGTGGACCATGCTCTGCGGGTTCACCTTCTTGATGTGCCAAAGATCGGTCGCGTTGTTCGGACCGAGGTAGAGATGGGCTGCCCCCTCCTTCCAGCCGTAGAAGCACCACTCGTGATTTCCCATAAAATCTTTACGGCTCAACACCGGATGCTGCTTGTCCCAGATGATTGCCTGGGAGAAGTAGAGCCCGTGCTTCTTCAGGAACGGTGGGTAGTTCGCACAGTTCGCGTACCCGCCCCAGATGTAGAACCCCCGGCCCGGGACCAGCACGCGGGCGATGTTGCCGAACCAGGCGTCGAGCAGTCGATCGAACTCCTCGTCCGACACAAAGTCGTTGGCCAGCGGCCGGTCCTTGGCCCGCAGCTTCTTCTGCGTCGGCTTCGACTTCTCCGGGTGGCGGGCCACGTCCATCGACTGGTGGTGTGTCGTCCCCTGGAACGATGACAGCCCAGCTGCGATGGCGTTGTTGGAACGTGGCTCGACCTTCACGTTGTACGGCGGGTCGGTGTTGCACAGGTGGATCGGCTGGCCATCCAGTAGCCGGTCGAGGTCGGCTGCCTTGCTGCTGTCTCCGCAGAGCAACCGATGCTCGCCGAGAATCCACAGGTCGCCGGGCTTGGTGATCGCCTCGTCCGGTGGAGCGGGGATCTCGTCTGGATCGCACAGCCCCTGCTGCATCTCGGGATCGAGCAGCTTGGCCAGTTCGTCCTGGTCGAATCCGAGCAGCCCGAGGTCGAAGTTCATCCCCTGCAGCTCAGCCAGCTCGATCGGCAGCAGCTCCAGGTTCCACTCGGCGATTTCAGCTGTCTTGTTGTCGGCGATGCGTAGGGCCTTCACCTGCTCCGGCGACAACCCGCGGGCCACATGCACCGGGACTTCCGCCAGCCCCAGCGACTTCGCCGCCTTGAGCCGCGTGTGCCCGATGATGACTACCCCCGCCTCGTCGACAACGATCGGCTGGCGGAAGCCGAACTCGCGAATCGACTTCGCGACCACCTCGACCGCGTCATCGTTCAGTCGCGGGTTCTTGTCGTAAGGCTGCGGACGGTCCACGGGCCAGGTTTCGATCTGCATGCGAGAACTCCGAAGGGGAGGTTGATGGATGTGTGTTGAGCGTTCAGCGACCACGCCGCTGCCGCCCAAGCTGGGGATTGCGGGCTACCGAGAAACCGGATACGCGAAAGAAAGTGTGCTGCCTACCGCCACGGTTCCCTCTGGCATCTCGGACGTTCTTGGCCAGGGGAGTACCTATTGGATAACCTTGAGCCTCTCGGTCGATCTCATGCAGCCAGGAGATGTCCTACATGCCCCGTCATCTTCGATTGACGTTGGACACAGGAGACGCAACAGCCACGTTGATCTCAATGGTTCGTCGCTTCACCGGTAAGCCAATATCCGAGATACGTCAGGCAATTCTTGGACGAGGCCCGATTTGGGAAGCATCGCCTCACCACAACGAGTACTCCGAAGTTGTCCCACGGTTTCTTGCATTCCTCGATGATCTTGAGGCAGCTGGTGCTACTTACGTGCTGGAGATCGATGGGAGACCCGAACCGACACAGTACCTGCGCAACATATGCCAAAGCCGGACAGAGACAATTGCTGATCTGGAAATGATGTCGGACCTGGAGTCGGGTGAACCGTGTATTGAGACTCTTCAGCTGCTGAGCAAGAAATCGAAAGAGGTATTTCACACAACACTGCGGCAGATCGTTGATGGAGATGGATACTCTTGCAGCGATGAAACGGTTGACTGGGCTCGACTCCAGCTAGCGATGAAATCTCAAGGCTAATGGAAATCTCATCGTTTCAGATTTGCGTTCGTTCGAAGCCGGGTGCATCATGACTTCAGCTACAAGCATGGGTTGGCCCGCACATGCTCAACGGCTCACGAAGGCGTTCCTGGATTGTGTTCGGGAACGCCTTCGCGTTTTTATGTGATGTCTTCAAACGGATGGCCTCTGGAAGTTTTGTCCTTTTGTCCACTGATCACACGCGCCGGCAGGAATGGGAATTGAAAAGAGATCCAGAGAGAGGGCTTGGACAAAAGGACAAAAGGGGGTGTTTCTCTCACTTCCTAACCCTATCTCTCATTTTTCCATGGACTTACATCACCTGACTTTCGTCCAGCCTGCACCCCTTTTGTCCACGGACAAAACCGCTGTTTCGGCACTGAGCCGTGCGCAGCTGAGTTGGACAAAAGGTCCTCGACCGGACAAAACTTGTCGTCATCCACCGCCCGACTTCGATTGAGCGTGAGCCCGATAGACGAGCCTGGGACGACCGACTGTCTTGATGATGTCGGTGTCGATCAGCTCCTGATCGACGAGTGTTTCGCGGACTGCATCGTGGTCACGACGTGACCAACGGTGTTTGCGAGCGACGTCACGGTAGGGCATCCAATCATCGCCGTGCTCCCTTCGCCAAGCGTTCAGCGTCGACATGACGGCCTGGCAGCGTTGTTCGAACTCGCTCTCGTGAAACTGCTCGCCGAGCATGTACAGCGTGCGGAGAATCGTGTGCTTGATGAATTCGCTCGCCCAAGCGACGGCAGGAAGTTCGATCACCGGCTCTGTGCCATGCACGGAACAGGCATAGATCAGCGCCAGCTGAGTGGCCTTCTCAGCGGCACGTGCCCAGATCGCCATGACCGGTTCTTTGTGGGCTCGGTAGGCGTCGCGATACGCGGCATCGCACTCCGATGCGAACTGTTCCATGATGCGATGAGCATCGTCGGTGAAAGGCACAGCAAATGCATCAGCCTTCCCGGTTGATTCATCACTGAGATTGCCCCATTCTGGAGGCCGGAATGTCGACCAGGCCTTGGCGACTTCAATGATGTGATCTGGGGGAACTCGCCAGTCCGCTCGTTTTCGTGGTCCACGCTCCCCGGCTTCAACGGCAATCAAGCGGGCCAGTAGCCCCTTGTTGAGCATCTTACTGGAGAGCGAGGAGTAGAACTCAGTCGGAGTCGTTGTCCCAAGCAGAACCAGATGCGGATTGTTGATCATGGTGCTATCCGTTCCCGCCTTGTCGCGAACCGCTCGCCAAGCACCAGCTTCACCGTAGAGTTCGAGCAGCATGCTGAACTGATTGCGGTAGCGGGCCTCTTTGTTGTCCCGCATATTCTCGAACAGGGTGTCGATCTCGTCATCCTGCTTCAAGATAATGGGATGTCGGGCGAGGCGATCTTCAATCCCTTCGCCGCTGGCAGACTTGCCTGCAAACTTACGTGCTTCACCGGCATGGAGCAGAATGTTGGCGTTGATCTTTCGCGGCCAATCTTTCCCGACGCCAGAGCTTGCCAGCGCGAGGATCTGCACGTTGGTGCGAACGTTGCCCGGATCACGGATCTTTCGGCCCGTGAGCGTTCCCAACAGTGCGATCGCCGAAATGAATGCAAGTGGTCGATTCGGATATGGCGCAGTCTCCAGCGTGAATCGTGTGACGTCGTCCACAAACCCCGGCATGTAGAGCAGATGGTCAGGAATCGGCCCTGGATCAGCATCGACAGGTGACTCGTCTGGCTCATTCGGAACCGCCAACTCGACATGCGGAGTCGGGCGATTGGCAACAGCTGCCTTCCCCACCAGTGCCGAGATGTCGACGGACGTGTCTTCCGCCGGTGGCTCGCGTTCCTGGTCACGCAGCCAGCCGTGGGGACGGCTGTGTGGTTTGGAGGCGGCGTCCTCGACCTTGTGGCGGAGTTCTTTCTCCGACCAGGGTGGTTCACAGCGCGGGTTGTAGTGGTCCAGGAGGAGCGACAGCGCCAGTTCCGGATCGAGGCCGAACCCGTGGACGAGGGCAGTGGCTGCAGCGTAGGTCGCGGGATGGCCGCCCTGGCCGCTGATGGCGTGCGGCAGATTGGCCAGGTAGGCCAGTGCCCGTCGTTCCAGGTCGATTGGCGTCTGGGCGCGACTGGTGGCGTTTGGGAGGCGAACGGGTTCCGGCTTGGCGGGCAGCGTGCCGTAACGCAGTTCGATCACCCGTTTGGCCAGAGCCTCGACGCAGGCCGCCAGCATCGGAGCCGAGACAGTGGCCGGTTCGGCGGTCAGGATCTCGTAAGCTTCACGGTCATCCGGATGGATGCTCGGGCCAACGACGGTCTGCGAGCCGGTCGAGCGGAACTCGGCGATCATCTTGTTGATGACCGGATCGGCATGCCTGTCTGTTACCGCCCCTGGAGCGTAATACCAGTAGTGCGACCGAGGCTTGCTCGGTCGGCCAGTCACAGCTGGCGTCGGAGGCAGGTACTGCTCCGCCAGTTCGATCGCTTCCGGGCAATCGAGATCGACATCGACCAGCCAGCCAGATGGCTCACCCAGGATGAGCCCGATGTTGGCGGGTTGATCGAAGTAGGTGGCCAGATCGGCCTCAGAGAGATCCATCTGGTTCCAGGCGTCGATCGTTGCCCCTTTGCGTTTGAACGGAATGGGCACGACGCGCCAGCCCCGGCGCACGTACTCGCGAGCGGCTTCGAGTGGAATGACGGGCTGAAGCTGTTCGATCACGATGCGACCGATTCCTGACGCTGGGAGTGCAATGCGATCAACCGTGCTGCTGCCCCAGCGGGTGGTCGGTCGTCGTTCAGGCAATGCAGCGATTGTGCATCGAGCAGAATGCCCAGACAGGCTCGGGCGTGAGCGAGGTGCGACACTCCGCTCTCGGGATCATCGTCCTGCCCGTCCAGCCACTGCGCCAGATGCCGCTTCGCAGCTGCGATGTAGACCGTCGCCCGGATCGGAGCGGTCCGCCAGTTGTATGGGCCGTATTTGCGGGCTCCGAGTCCCATTACGACCGCTTCCAGGATCTCCGCAGCGGGCGGGATCAGATGCAGCTGGGGTTTGTGGGCCGAGGCCCGATCCTTGGGATTCGGATCGCGTACCTCGGGCAGATCATGCTCAGTGATCAATGCGAGATCCTCAAGACGGGGAAGGTCTGTGACAGCGTTCCACCAGGAGTCGGAGCAGGCCGACTCCCAGCAGTCCTGGCACAGCCCCTGGCGACTCCCGATCGAGTCTTCACAGGGGCGGGCGAGGCAGAGCGAACAGATCATCCAAACACCTGCCAGTTGCGGACGGAGCAGACACAGTCCTCGGGGGACGCGGAGCTGGGCCGGATGACCGGGATGCGAAGCGACTCGGCGAACTGGACTTCGCGAGTGGCTCCAACTGAGTAGCCTGGGACTCGCAAGACCGCGTCGCACCGGGCCAGCAACTCACGGTCGTAGTCGAGCCATTCTTCGTAGGGCTTGGGCGACACGAGGTCCCATAGCATCGTGAGATGCGGAACCAGTGGCGTGAATCCGGCCTGCAACAGCGCATCGGCGATGCGAATCGCATGCTTGGTGTTGGCCACCGGGTCGGGCTCCGAGTAGGCGGCCGCCACGTAAATCATTGGTGTGACCAGGTCAGTCGCGGTCTGCTTGGTCTGGGTCTTCTGCGGTTGGATCAGCGTCAGGGTCAGCATCGGGTTCTCCAAAGAGGGTTTCGTACAGCGGGGCATAGTGGTGTTCGGGTCGCTATCCTTCAGCCAGGATGCACAAGGATTCGAGGTCCATCGAGTTCGTGGTATCCTCGATCAACTTCCATACAGTGGGGCTCAGGCATGAAACTGCCTCGCGGAGTGACCGGGTTTATTCGTGGCGAGTCACCGACGACGATCTCGTTTCGGGCATTCAAGACACTTGTGTACCAAGCTGCTTCTCATCTGGGCGCCCGAGTCGAAGGGATGACCGAGAGTGGGGTCACGCCGAATTTTCATGCAGCTGTGATTACGGTGGGAGAAGAGCAAGTCCAGGTTCTATGCAACGCCACCTGTCCCATTTTCGCTCTGTCTGAGCCTTCCAGTGATGGATGTCGAACTCTGGTATTCATCGACAGAGCAACCATTGCTGAATCGCTTGTGCGATTCGGGGCCCCGACTGTCCTGACAACTTCATGCCTGTCATCTCATCTTGAAACCGCCGACCTGACCGATCTTGATCAGTCTGAACTTGACCAGCTCAAGTACTGGAAGGCTCAAACGATTGGAGAGGTCGTATTCAATTGGTGGGATTGAATGGCCCAATGACTCACCGGCTGTGCAGCAGCCACGGCTCGAAGTAGGCCTGTTTGCCATTCAGTACCACACCGCAGCCGAGGATCGGTTTGTGGGCAAACCGGCGGCCGTACTCGAACTGCAGCCGGGCGGCGTCGATGCCACAGCCGACAGAGAGACCGAACACGCGGAACTCGGGATTGGCCCACCAGCGGACGCCGGCCTGGCTGTGGAAGTGGCCGATGACGGTGGAGCGGAAGTTGTCCTTGGCCTGCTGAAACGCGGCATCCTGACCAGCGCGGCCACTGTCGCCGTGTGAGTAGATCACGCCGTCGATGATCAGCTTCGAGAACCGCGGATGGATCGACCACCCGACGCTCCACATGTCTGCGTAGTCCTTGAGCAACTCAGGCGGGAGACCAGCTGTGACCGCTTGGCGCTCAGTGAGGGCATCGTGGTTTCCGATCAGCCAGTCGGCCTGTGGGAACGCCTTCGTCAGTGAGGCAACTTGCCGACGGGCCTTGGCATACTCCAGCGAGGCGTTTCGCAGAGCTGGATTCTTCTCGTGATACGAGATCGAGGCCCAGTCGACGAGATCGCCGATATGCACCACGCGTGTGACCGAGTAGCTGTCGGCCACGCGTTTGAGGAAGTCGACATAGCCCGCCCGCATGCCGGGGCAATGGGTGTCGCCGATGATCAGCACGCGAGCCAATGGCCTACCCCTTCTGTGCAGTGCGATGCCTTACGACGATCTCGCGCCAGTGCGGTCGCCCGGAGTACCAGCGGTCTTCGTCTACGCCGTAGATCTTGCGGACCGTTTCGGAGAGAAGAGCTTTCTCCTCTTCCGTGTTCGCCAGATTGAACTCAACCCCGGAACGCGATCCGCATTCATGTGCGTCATCGCCAAACCGCAATGACGCTCCGCAGAGCGAACATTCGAAGACACCCATGGTCCAGGGGTTAGGCATCTCTGATCACCGTTGAATCGACGTTGCTTTCCGATTTCGAAGCTCAGGCACACGATGTAAACTTGCCACACTCGACCGACGGTCCAACACAGTTCAATCCCCAAGATCGATGACGCCAAACGCAATCCTTTCTCGGGTACGAAAGGCACAAACCCTGGATGATCTCCACGGAGTTCTTCAGGAACTCAGCAACTGCGAGCCCGAGACTTTATTCTCGACGCTCTTCCCAAACGCCATACAGCGACAGGAACGAGGACTCGGGGTCGCGTTCAGTGCCTACGTGCTCTACGAGCTGAATCCGCCGTGTCCTCTGAACTTGGAAGATGCAATTCGAAAAGTGATCAATGGGTGGGATGTCAGCATCGAAGAAGTTCCGTGGTACTTGACGAATCAGTTCGGATTTGAAGCCGTTGTTGCGTGTGCAGAGGAGATACACAAGTGCGAGTCAGACGCTGCTGCACGCACGGCTCTTGAGGCATTCATTTATTGGGTACGAGTTCCGAAGCGCTGATCAAAGCACTTTCCCCAGCAGGCTCAGATCCATCGCCCCAATCGCTTCGCAGGCGATCACGTGTTCGTAGATCAACACATGCTCGTCGTTCTTCGGGACTTCCAGGTCCGCCAACTCCAGGGACTCAGCGAGACACCGCAAAGCCTCGACCGCTTCGTAGTAGCATTCGCGGATCGTCTGAGCCCGGTCGGGGTCCATGTTCGCTAAGATCTGACGGAGGTTGGCTTCGGTGTGGATGGTGGCGGGATCGGACATCGCGGTGGCTCCTGATTGGTGGTCGTGGCTGAACGTGACACATGGGGCCAAGAACTGCCGGAGACATCAAGCGCTGTCGCCAGTCATTCCGCTCAGAACGGCACATCGTCCAGGTCAACGCCCGCGTAGGCGGGACACGGTTCCGGTTTCGGGCCGAGTTTGCTGTGGATGATCCGTTCGAACTTCTCCCCAGCGATGGACCGGACGGTGACGAACTCGGTGCTGGCCAGAGCCCCAGCATCGGCGAGGTCGCAGGCCTGCTGCGCGGTGTCGGGAACGGGATCGTGCGAGCGGGCCTTCCACCACTGTTCGGCCTTGCGCCGAGCCCAGCCGGTGTGCTCCAGGCAGATCCATTCGCTGACCCAATAATCGAGACCGAGGCGATAGTCGACTCGCAGTGTCTTGGGGGCCGACTCGTCGGCGTCCTTCTTCGTGTGGACGCTGTACGAGATATCGCGGACTTCGAACTCCGTATCGGTCGCCTGCCCGGCCAGGACTCCAGCGCGAGATGCTTGGGCGTCGTGCTTCTTGCGTTCCGGCGGTGGGAACTCGTACCCGCACTGCGGGCAGTGGGAGTAGGCCGGGGCGATCAGTGCCCGGCACTGGGGACACTCTTTGGCGGGGGCTTCCCCTTCACCGAGCCGCGACTTGTCCTTCAGTAGCAGCTGATCGACCGGGCCATGCCGCAGAACGTTGCCGCCGTAGTCGAGGACCAAACAGTTCGCCTTGCCGGGGAACAGCCGGAACCCACGCCCGACCATCTGATAGTACAGCCCCGGCGACAGCGTCGGCCGGAGCAGCACGACGCAATCGACGTGCGGTGCATCGAACCCGGTCGTCAGGACGTTGACGTTGCACAGGAACTTCAGCGGTGCCCGAGGGAACAGGCCATCCGGCTCACCACGGAACCGGGCGAGCAGTTCGTCGCGCTCCGCATCCGGAGTTTCCCCGCAGACGAACCCGCACTCGACCCCGTGTTTCTCGGCCAGCACTCGGCAAACGTGCTGCCCGTGTTTCACTCCACTCGCGAAGATCAGGACCGCGTTGCGCTCTCTGGTAGCCTCGACGATCTCCGCACAGGCGGCTTCCACCAGCTGAGCGTCGTCCATCGCCTGCTCGACTTCGCTGGCGACGAACTCGCCCGCTCGGACGTGCAGCTGGGATGTGTCGGCTTTGACCAGTCCAGCCTTCGAGATCAGTGGCGACAGAAAGCCATCGGCGATCAGCTGGCGGACACCGACCTCGTAGCAGACCGCATTGAGGAAATGATCCTCGCGGCAGATCGGACCGGCATCCAGTCGGAACGGCGTGGCTGTGAATCCGACGACGCGAACATGGGGATTGATGATCCGGGCGTCGGCCAGGAACTGCCGATACATTCCCTCACCATCGGCGGGGATCAGATGGCACTCATCGACCAACACCAGATCGAACGCGTCGAGTTCACATGCCCGCTTGTAGACCGACTGGATGCCGGCCACGATCACCGCATGCTCGGTATCACGTCGTTTGAGCCCAGCGGAGTAGATGCCCACCGGCAGGTCAGGACAGACCTGGCGCAGCTTGTCGACTGACTGCTGCAGAAGCTCTTTGACGTGAGCGAGGACCAGTACGCGGCCGCTCCACTGCTGCACGGCATCACGGCAGATCGTCGCCATGACGGGGGTCTTGCCGCCACCAGTCGGAATCACGACGACCGGGTTTGTGTCGTGTTCCCGCAGGTGCGAGTAGACCGCATCGACGGCCAGCTGCTGGTAAGGACGGAGCGTCAACACGTTCAGTAGACCTCGTACAGCTTGATGCGGGGCTTGAACCGGCGATTCGATGCAGGGTTCAGGAACCAGTCCCAGAACTGCTCGATGACCAGACTGGCGATCAGGTCACACGCTTCGTCCGGCGTGTACGTTTCCTCGGTGCCGTCGGGAGTGGTGACCTTGAACAGCCGCTCGCAGATGACAGGAGGTTCGTCGGGCGCAAGGTCGGGAGGCTCGATATCTCGTTCGAGAACGATGGTGGGCATGGCGTTGGTTCTTCAGGTGACGGAGTGAATGGTCGGATGACGACCGCCGCGTGACCGGGACGACAAGGCGGGTGCATCTCGATCACAGCTCGTTTGACCTGGCTGTCGTCGAGGTACACCCCGGCGTGCTGGAGCGAATCCCACACGCCCTTCTGAAAGTTGTCCCAGTCGCGGCGACGGGCATCCGGAGGAAACAGGTCCAGTTGGACCTGGAGTTGGCCAGAAAGAGGCTGGCCGACCCGCCCCGCGAGGAGAGCCAATACCGATTCGCGGTACTCGCGACCTTCGCGGCTGAGGAGCGTGCGGTAGCCCACATGCCGGTAATACCGGTTGACGCTCGGCGGGAACGGCAGCACATAACTCAGTGGGGCTACCACTGGAGCTGCCCGATCAGCAGGGGACATAGCGATGTCCCCCAGGTCAGCTCTCAATTCCGCTTCCACGGTGCTCCTCCGGAGCTTGGTGCCTGCGCACCGCTGCGCGGAGCTCCGGGAGCAGAGAACGGGATCGTGGCGGGGCTGCCGGGTGCGGGCATCGGGGGAGGTGGGGGCGTCGGGGGAGGTGGGGGCGTCGCGATGCCAGCATCCCGGCGTTTGTACCCCTTGACCACATTGGTCATCTCGTCGGTATCGTCCCGCTTCTTGCAGGCGACCTTCACGAGCAGCGGAAGGTCGTGCAGCTCGCAGCTATCCTGGGGTTGCAGGATTCCGACCGCTCGGCAGATCGACGAGAGCGCCCCGCGGGCAATCCGCACGGTCGTCTCGTTTGAGTTGTTGAGGTTCAGCCGATCCCACAACTTGCGACCGGAGTACTGTCCCTCCAGAACTTGCAGTTCCAGTTCGAGGTAGGCACCATCGCCCGCCTTGGTCGGCTTCATCTCAGACGAGACAATGATGCACAGGTAATCCCCGTTCGGGAGCGGATCGAACGAGTCATTCGGTTCGACGGACTGAGCATCGAACCCACGCAAATCGGCCATGGATGAATCTCCAGTGAGGTTGAGTGATGGCTGCGCGGACCTTCGGCACAGCGGATGAACAAAGGGGTGGAGCGAAACCTATTAAGCGGTCTGAGCCGGACTCAGGTACTGGGCATACACCCGGAAATCGAGCGGTAGTTCTTCGGGCAGGCTCAGGCGGTTCTTCGCCATGTGAGCGGGGCGTTCGGTCGTTCGCAGGATGCGATCACCGGTGCCGATGCCACGAGTGCGAACACTGTCGAACCCTTCATCGGTCTGCTTCGTGTGAACCTTGTAGCTGGCGAACAGGACCTCGTCGCACCACTCCTGTACCAGAGCGGATGCATGCTTGTTGAGCCGGGGCGAGTACCGGTCGTACGCATCGGTCTCCGGATTCTCGAACCGCTCGATCTTCGCATGGGCGATCAGGATCACCATCATCTGCCGATCGTTCCGCAGCCCGTTCAGGCCGTCCAGAACTTCCCGCCAGTAGTCAGTGGCATACATGTACCCGCGAGCGAACCCGAAGTCCTCGATGTTCTCCACCTTGGTTTTGTTCCCCGGACCACGCTCTCGCACGACCTGCTTCCAGATCAGCTGTTCGAGCCAGTCGAGTGAATCGACGACGACCGTGGCATAGTCGTGGGCCTCGGTGTAGAGAGCCGTGATCGACGCCATGACCTGCTCGAACGACTCCGCCAAAGGGAACCGGGCCGCCCCGAGGTTGGCGAGCCCATCCTCCGTCTGAATAAAGATTGGGTCCGGAGCCATCGCCCCGAAGGTACTCTTTCCGATCCCATGCACCCCATACACCATCACCCGCCGAGGCAGCACCTGCACCCCTTGAGTGACTGACGACAACAAGCTCATGCGTTCTCCTGATCTGAGGTTTCTTCGGAATCACTGCCGTGGCCATAGCCCTCGGCAACAAAGACGCGTCGCAGTTCGATCAATCGCCTCTGAAACGCCGTACGAGAGATCCCCATGCGTTCTGCCGCCTCGGTGGGGCAGTGTTCTTGCAGAAGAGCGACCATCTGCTGCAATTCGTCAGGGAGCTTCATCGAGATCGACTGAATGTCGGCTCGCAACTCGATCCGTTCATGATCACTCATCTCAGGCTGCCCGCGGACACCATCCAGCAGTCCATACTCCGCAGCATTCGACATCTCGCGTGATCGCCGAACGTCTCGTTTGGCGGCAAATCGAGTGCGAACGATCTGATGGAGGTACGAACGAACGACGTTCTGGATGAAGGTCGAGGGCAGGGACCGCGACTCATCGAACTGCGGCCACTCCTTCATCAGATGTGTCAGCAGATCACCTTCCAGGTCTTCCGCTTCGCCCGGTGAGAAGCGATACCTGTGAATGGCGATTCGCTTGGTGTGGCGGATGAACCAGGTGGCATAGTCCAGGCCATTTGGGCCGGGCACGGAAAAGACGGGATGTTCGATTTGGACCTGTCGGGAATCCGTCCAGGATGCAGCGGGCATCGGAGACCTCGTTGTCGAGCGTTGGCTGGATTTGTCAGCGAGGGACTTTGTCATGCCCTCCATAGACTTAATCTCCGCCGAAGCTGAATTTGCACAGGGACATTTTCCGAAATCACATGCGCAAAATGTCCCTATGCGCAAGTCGTTGTGGTTCAAGGCGAATGCGCAAAAAATGTCCCTGCGGGGACATGAAAATGCGCGAAAAATGCGCGCATGTCCCCTCGGGGACAGGGACACGAGTGCGCATTTTTCACTCTATGCAAATGTCCCCGCGCTTCGTCGCAGAATCCCTCCGTCGCTGGCACTTCGCCAACGTGATTACGAGAGGAGTTCTCAATGCTCGAAGCCGTCCCATCCCGAACGATTGAAACCTGGAAACTGGACCTGATTCGGGAGCGAGCCAAGCACTTTCGGCTGCAGCCCGCAGATGTTGATGACGCGGTTCAGGAGATCGCGATTGAGTTGATGGACTTCGAGTGGAAGTTCGACCCTGAGAATCCCGCGACCGAGAAGACCGCATTCACGGTTGTGATCGACAACAAGCTGAAGACTCTCCGTACCTCGGAGCAGAGATTCCAACGACGCATGGAGCAGGTACGTCATTCCAAGCGATCGCCGCAGCGCAACACCTTGGATTCGACCGGTTCCATTCAGGAGCCCTCATACAGCGAGTCGCTCTCACGAACGAACGATATCTGGGCTGCCATGGACTCTCTCGATCCACCCGAGCGAGAGGTCTGTGAACTGCTGTCCGAGGGAAACTCGGTGGCGGAGATCGCACAGCTGCTTGGCTGTTCGAAGACCACCGTGCGGTTGCATCTGGCCAAGGTGCGTGAGGTTTTCCAAGGCCTGGGTGTCGACCGTTGGCTCGTGAGTGAAAGTCGAGACGTTGACGGTGAAAACGAGGAACTCCTGTTGCTCTCCGCTCGCAAAGCAGCGGCGATGTGCGGGATGGCCTTGCGAACGTGGCGGACGTGGGATGCGGCAGGCTTTGTTCCTGCCCCAGTTCGGATCGGACGGTCGACGTTTTGGCGTGTCAATGAACTGAAAGCATGGATCGCCGCCGGATGTCCCCAGCGGGGTACTTGGAACGCCATTCAAGGCGGGAATTGACTTGAGTTCCACCCCGCCCTCGGCATCCTGTCACACCCTTTTCGATCCTCCGCTCAGAAGGACACCTGATGGCCAGCCTCTACCGCAAACCGATTGTCACGGTCGATCCCGTGACCGGTGAGAAGCTTCACAAGACCGCCCCGAAATGGTGGGGCCGATATCGTGACTCCACAGGGCGAGAACGCCGCGTACCACTTGCCAAAGACAAGGCCGCAGCACAGGCGATGCTGAATCAACTGGTGAAGCAATCGGAACGTGAGAAGTCCGGTCTGACCGACTCCTACGACAAGGAGCGCTTGCGACCGATCCAGGACCAGATCGCCGACTACGAGGCGTCGCTCCGCA